GATGCTCAGGGCGAGCGCCATCTCAGCCCCGGAGCGCCAGTTGCCCATGAAATCCTCGTTGGCTACCAGGTCGTTTTCCGGGTCAAAGGCGAGCGTGGGCCTGCGGCCGGTGATAACGCAGGATTTGTGGCCGGAACTGGCGCTGGCGTCCGGCCGCAGGACCAGGCTGTTGGCCAGATCGATTTCGAGCTTGGAGACCCGCGCCGCGAACGAGTCGATGGTCAGTGACGCGTCCTGGAAGGTCGGCGCCTTGATCGTGCTCAAGCTGATGCCGGAGAGCAGGGCTGCATCGACCACGGAAAAATCCGCGCCCAGGAACTCGAAACTGATGATGCCCGGCTTGCCCGCTTCCAGGAGAAGCCGCGCCGTGCCTCGCGCGCCCCAGAGTTTATAGCTGACGCCATCCAGATAATAACCCAGGGTGACGCTGGGCACGCTGGAGGAGGCGGGCGCATAGGTGGCGGATGTTTCGCTGACCAGCGTTTCGGCCACCCCGCAGGCCTGGAGCGCGTCCGAGTAAGGCACGGCGTCGCCCGCGGCGGCGGTTCCGGCCAGTTCCACGTCAAAGGTCAGCCGCGCGGACCTCGCGCCAAAGACGCTGGGGAACGGCGAGAGCGAGCTGGCAACCGCGTTGCGCTCATGGGCTTCAATGACCGGCTCGAAGTTGGGGTTTAGCGCCAAAAAGGCGTCCGCCGCCTCCAGTGTTTCGGCCGCGCCTTCTTCGGCCTCGATCTCGCAGGCGACCTGCGCTCTTTGTTTTACTAATGACGTCATGATTTAATCTCCCTTGCCGGCGTCCGGGGCGGCCCGGCTTTTTTCTCGGGTTTCGCTGCCGCCGGGGCGTCGGCCGGTTTTTTGTATTCCGCTTCTGAGACCTTTTTGCCGTTTTTGTCGAGATAGACGGTCCCGGCCTCTTTCACGGTTTCAATGTTTTTATTCATAAAATCCCCCTCAATCCCCCTTTAAAAAGGTGGAGGTTTTAATCCCCCGGATAAAGCAGGGCCTGGGCGGTTTCGTATTCGGCGGCGTAGATGGAGACGCCTTTGCTGAACCAGGCCGATTCCTCCCGGAGCAGGCTGACCGGATAGATTTCCAGGTCGAGCATGGATCCGTAGAGCAGATCGCGCACGGCCCCCAGCAGGGCGTAAGTGCCGGGATTGTTGACCCCGCCGCGCCTGGCTTCCTCTTCGGCCCTGAGGCTTTTGTCGCAGACGATGATCACGAAGCGCATTTTCTGGACCTTGCGCGCGCCGTGATCTGCATAATCCGATCCGCCATAGACCACGAAGACAGCCGGGAAGAGCCTGACCATTTTGGCCACGTCATCCTCGGTTTCCAGTTCGCCCTGGTAGGTCTTGAGGGTCCGCACGCCCTGAGTGTCTTTCAGGGCGTCCAGCTTATCAATCAGGGCGTCCTCGATCTGCTCGATGGTATAAGACATCATATCCCTCAGTAGTTATCCAGCGACCCGGACGATCCGTCCGAGGCCCCGCCTATTGAAAAGATGCGGTCATCTGTGCTGCTGCTGGCCTCGGGCCCGCCGTCATCATCCGCGGCCGGGGCGTCGCCGCCCAGACTGGCCAGGCCCTTGGAGACCTCGCGCAAAAAACGGACGGCGCTGTCATAGCGCTCCTTACGGTCATCAGGGACCATGCCTCGCCGGGCGAACAGGTTGTAAGCGGCGATATCCACGGAGCACTTGCGCACCATGACCGGGACGCCTGAAAACGGGACCTCGTAGCGGACCTTGCAGTAGGCGTCGATCTCGGCATCCGCGTCCGCGATGGCGCGCGTCACGGCAGACGTATCCACGATGCCGGCGCCGTCATCGTCGGTCAGGTCGATGAGATCGCTTTCCGGGATCTGCTCCAGCAGGTCAGCCTGTGTGCAGTAAGCCATTATCATTTGCCTCCGGCCTTATCCGCTTTCCCGTTTTTCTCTTTTCCCTTTGGCTCGGGTTTCGGTCCGCCCAGCGCCTCAAAGCGCTGTTTGACGCTGGTGGCCAGGAGTTCCCTGGCGAAATCGCCGGGATACTCCTTGACCTCGTTTTTTTTATGAGGGCCGTAGGGTTCAACGTTGACGGCGTCCCTCGGCCCGAGATATTTAATCTTCATGCTTCCTTCTCCTGTTAGTATCAGGTTTAAGTCGCGTAAGTATCAGCCCAGAGGTACCCCAGATCGCTGCCCACCACGACGATATCGGTTTCCTCGGCGACCTCGTAGACGTCCTGGTGCTCGGCCGGTTCGCGCCAGGTGGTGGCGCGCCTGGGCTGACCGTCCTCATAGGCGATCCTGACCTGCACGCCGGCCGTAGGCGTCTTGAGCCCGAGCCTGGGAGCGCGATAAAACAGGAATCCCATGCCCTTGCCGGAATTGATCTCCCATATCCTGGCCGCGGTGAAATCATCGCCTGCGGCTGTCTCTTCGGCCGTGCTGTAGATGGCCTTACCCACCAGCACCTGGTCGAGTTCCAGGAGAGCTGCCAGGAGTTCGGCGCCGAAGACTCCGCGCTGGGTGTACTTGATCTTTTCCTGGAGCGTGTCTTCTTCCTTGAGAGACAGGAAGGTGGCGTAATCTATGATCAGGGTGTTAGGGTCACGGCCGGTGGCGGACTGGATGGTCTTGCGGCCGGTGGTAATATCCGCCAGGAAGGTATTGCTGTCTCCCGCGGCCCAGCCTCCTTCGGCGTCCTCGCCGCCGGAATTGCCATCTGCCCAGGTCGTGGATTTGATGATGCTGGCCACCCGGATTTCCTTTTTGAGATCGATTTTGTCAGCGGCGAATTCGATGGCGTCCTGATCCGGCTGGAGGGGCGGTGCATTCTTGGCCTTGGCGAACCGGCGGTCTTCATCCGTGACTTCCTTGGCAAAGGCATATTCGTCTGTCGCTATAGACACGGTTGTGACCGGGTAGCCCCCGCGCCGGGCCCTGGTTCCGGCGGCCCTGATACCGGCCTCGTCCCGGAACCAGGCTCCCTTCTGGTACTTGGTGATCTTGGCCTTGGGATCAGCGCCGTCGAGTATGGGGAAGACGCGATCCGCGATGTAGTCCTTGTTGCGGTAGGCTACGCTCACGTTCTGGAGCGGTCCCGCGACAATCAGTTCTTTGACGTTAGGTTGCGGCATTTAATTCTCCTCCTTTTTCAAGCCCGTTGGTTTAATGCACCACGGTGCCCAGGCTGTAGATGGTGACGGTTGTGGCGCTGGTGACCACGCACAGGAATCGCTTGGAGTTATTCTGCGCGATGGTCATGGTGCCGGACAGAGTTACGCCGGTCCCGGCGGTGACAGTGATTGTTTCGGCTGCGTCGGCCGTGTTGCGGATGGTGAACTCGAAGCTGTTGCCTGCGCCGGCCTGGGTTATGGCCGCGATGATGTTGGCCGCGGTGTCGGTAGGGTCAGAACGGTCTCCGCCAGCGGGATCGCGCAGGATCAGGCCGCCCAGGAGTTCCGCGGCGGTGTAGGTGTGGTTGTCAGCCGTTTCTTCGGTGGTAACCGTGCTCTGGCCGATGAGAGTGCCATGCCCTTGCGGGAACGGCCCGATAAGCCTCACTCCGGCCAGGTCGTCTTCAGCCCCGGCCGCTTCGACCACAATGGCCCGCGCCGCCTTCCAGTTGGTCCCGGCATCCTGGCCCTTGCCCGCGTCGGCCGCGCTGACATACTCCGGCGAAAGGATGTCGCCGATGGAGACGGCGGCGTTCACCCTGAGCTTGCTGATGCCATCGACTCTGACCTGCGCGGCCTGGCCGCTTTCCGGGGCGTTCTGCAGGACGCCGACGGCGATCTCGTCGGCGCTGTCCGGCCGCCGGACCTTGCCGCTGGAATTGAGCACCACGAACCGGTACTGGTCGCTGGACAGGTCCTCGGCCGCCTCATATGATAAATCCAAGATTCTGTTTTCAGTGGTCATGATCATTCCCCCCTTATTTCCTGGGCATATTCAAGCGCCAGGTCCGGATGCTCACGCTGCACCTCGGCGAAGGCGGCCTGGTAAGCCAGGTCTCTGTTCTCTTTCATTTTTTGGCTGATCAGGTCATTGATTTTCTTTGCGGCTGCGCCGTCCCCGGCCACATCTTTGTCGCGCGTGGCGACCTCGTTGAACTCGACCAGCTTGGGCAGTTCGGTCTCAAAGAGCGCCTTAAGCCGGTCAAAAGCGGTGACCTTTTCCCTGGCTTCGCCGAACTCGATCACGTCCTCGGACGCGGCCAGAAATTTCAGGATTTCCGGCAGGCCGTACTTGACCAGGGCCGGGGTGAGCTTGCCTTCTTTGACCATTTGCTCACACCAGTCAGAGACCTCTTTTTCGCGGGCCTCGCGCCTTTCAGCGGCCTGCTTTTCCGCGAACTCGGCCTCCATCTTTTTTCGGGTTTCCTCTTCAGCCCTTTTCGTGGCGGCCCGGATATCGGCCTCAGAAAAAGAGCCTCCACTGTCCTGGATCTCGGGCAGGCCGTCATTGGGCAGTTCGTCCACGGCCTTGCCCAGCACTGTTTTGAGTTGATCTTTAAAGCTCATGGTTTTTTCCTCCTTTTTCGCGGCCTGGGCGGGTTCGCTGTAAGCCGCCGCCGGGCCGGTTTCGGTTTCGGGTTCGGGTTGATTCGCCAAATCCTGTATATGGGTGACATCCCAGTCCGGGATGATTTCGTCCGCCTTATCCTTGCCTTCTTTTTCAATGAGCCAGTCCCGCAAATTCCGGAACAGGCGCGCCAGCGTGCCCAGGCCGGGGTCGTAGAAATCGAACGTCACGGCACCGGGATCGTCTTCGAACTTGAGGTCGGCCAGCCCCTTGACCGCGGGCGGCACGGCTCCCAGAAAGCCCACGTGGCGCAGGACACCGTCCGGGCCGACGCTGATGGAGCGTTTTTTCCAGAGGCCCTTCTTGACGGATTCCTCGAACTCCGGCACCACGTCCTTGAATTTGGCCAGGAGCACGGTCACGCCGTCCTTGACAGTGGTTTTGAGACCCTCGACCCAGCCGTAAGCGGGCGCGTCATCCTTGGGATGGCCAAGCACCAGGGGCGGCTCGTGCGTACCGGGATCAAATGTTTCCACGGCTTTTTGGATCAGCTCGTCGCCGTTGTGCTCCTTGCCCCGGCTGTCGGTCTGCCTGCCGCCGCGAAAGATTTCAATCCAATCGTTAAAACCCTTGAATTTCATTATTTCCTCCTTACGATAAAATCGTTGAGCGCCTCGCGGATCTCGCTCCAGTCCTCGT